TTAGATTTTATCTGCATGATGCAGTAATACAAATTTATCCCACAGCTGCTCTTCTGTTTCCTGTCGGTCTGGATCGGTAATAATGGTATTATTTATCGGACAGACTGATTGGCAAGTTGGAATATCATAATGACCGACACATTCGGTACAACGCTCAGCATCGATTTCATAAATTTCATCTCCCATTGATATAGCTTGATTAGGACATTCGGGTTCACACATATCACAATTGATACAGCTTTTTTTGATTAATAACGACATTTTAATAACTTAGTTTATTTTTCATTTTATACCAGTGTGTTATCGTCAGTTTTAATTTCTTACTCTTACACACTTATTGTATTTTTATACGGCATAAACTACATTGAAAAACCAAATCTGGCAATAAAAAACCATAATATATGAAATTTTTTCTATCTTAGAAAACGCTTATGGGTAAACTTTATTATTCAGTTAGCTATATAGGAAATATGTCAAGGACGTGTAAAACTTCCAATATTATATGGTTAATAGGTCTTGAGAGAAAATAGCTTGAATAATAACAGAGTATTTACAACCTATACCCAACAGATTTCAATTTGCAGTGCGGCGGCAAGTGAACGCAGCCAACAAAGCAGCAACTTGAAAGATGAAGGGTATATAGTATTAGAATAAATAAAATGATAAAGACCGGGTATTACTCTAATCCCGGTCTTTTTGTTAATTACGATAATGGCGTAATTGGCCAGTCAATTTTTGGTGCGTTTGACGTATCAACTCGGTTAAGCATGACACGGTATTTTTTCCATTCTTTGAGTAATAGCATTTCTTCGTCTGTTGCTATATCAAGTTCTTCTGCATCAGAAAGTGGCGTTATTTTTTCATTTGCAAGAGATATGAATTGCGCTTTTTGGTTTTCCGCAATATATATCAATTCCTCTTTTGTCGGTGGTGGGATATCTTCCCAACAAGGGAGAGCATCTTCGCCAGAGGAAAGTATTTTTCCTGCGGGAGGTATTCCCGAAAATTCATTAAATATATCATCAGTTACAGGTAAAGGGTCATTTGGCCATGAGCCTGCTGCAATGTAATCCTGCTGTAATGATATCGGATAAAATGCTTTATTTAATGCGCTAAATACGTAGTTTTTATCATTCATATTAATACCCTATTGCTCTATAAAATGCTGCTACAGGAATTTGTAAATTTGGAATACTGCTAAAACATTGGAATTGTGAATTATTGACCGTCATTATTGAAAATGTGCCAGCATGTTGAGGGGCGTTACCAACGTGAGTTAACGTGACGTTGAGACATTTATTCGGGAATGGGATTGGAAAATTATTTAAAGCACCAGGTTCGGCATAAGCATTGCCTTTAACTGATGCTATTCCCCACATTTCAATTAAACCCGAAGGTAATTTTTGCCATCCAACCTGATTCAGGTTAGAGGTGAAAAACGACATATTAGGTACCTGATTTTCACCATTCCCTATCGTTATATTTGTTGAATCTGATAAACCAAGGTTCTTTATAAATGCAGCTTTATCCGGAATATCTTCGCCGTTTTTGTCTTTTGCCAGAGCATTATTATTTACGTCAGAAACAAGCTTCTGAGTTGCAGCGAGTGTATTACTGTTGCCTATTTGATCTGTGAGCTGAATAATTCCTTTTTCTGTTAATGAGGCATCGCGAATTTCTGTTGTGTTTTTTTGTTCTAAGGCTTTCTTGAATTGGGCGGTGAGTTTGTCTATATCCCCATTATCCAGAACATCTTCGCCAGATTGTGTTGCAATAAAATTAGCGACGACAGTGGATATGGTTGACGACTGACGTAATGTCTTATTTAATAGTTCAGCGGTAATATCTCCTGTTGGAAACCCAGTTTGCAATTTTTGCTCTTTTTCATATGCTTCTTGCTTCACTATATTTGCATTGTCACTAACAGAAAAAGCCTTAAAATCATTCTTTTGACTCATATATTTTTCTCCAATTAAGTACTGCGTTTTATAAGCAATATAGTGAGTTTTTATAAAAATCATTTCTCCACATTCACGCCGGCTATAGTTTAGTTAGAAAACAGAATAATGGAATATTCTTATAACTTATAGGGTTAACTATTTTTATATAATTGGTGGTGATAAGTGTTTTAATGTTTGAATGATTATTGATGTTGAATAGCTACAAAATACTAGAATCAATAAAATGATAAAGACCGGGTATTATCCTACTCCCGGTCTTTTTGTTAATTACGATAATGGCGCAATTGGCCAATCAATTTCCGGGGCTGTTGATGTATCAATCCTATTAAGCATCACGCGGTATTTTTTCCATGCTTTAAGTGATAACAATTCTTCATTTGTGGCTATATCAAGTTCGACCGCATCAGCAAGTGGCGTTATTTTCTCGTTTGCAAGAAATATAAATTTTGATCTTTGGGCTTCTGCTATAGATATCAATTCTTCTTTCGTTGGCGGTGGAATATCTTCCCAGCAAGGAAGACCATCTTCGCCAGAAGAAAGTATTTTTCCTATGGGTGGCATTCCTGAAAATTTATAGAATATATCATCAGTTACGGATATAGGATCATTTGGCCATGAATCTGCTTCAATATAATCTTGTTGTAATGACAACGGATAAAATGCTTTATTTAATGCACTGAATACATAGTTTTTATCATTCATAGTTTTTTGCCAGTTTTGGTTAAATAATCATAATAATTTAATTTTTTAAATTAATATCCTATTGCCCTAAAAAATACTCCAACAGGACCAATATGATTAGTAGGACTTCGATAACATCGGAATTGACTCCGATTTACTACGTGTAATGAACATATTCCGGCATCTTGGGGGTTATAACCACCATGAGTTAACGTAATATTTAAACACGCGTTAGGGTATGGTATTGGAAAATTATTTAAATATCCAGCTTCGAGAGAAGCATAGCCGTCAGCTAGTACAAATCCCCACATTTCAATTAAACCTGAAGGTAATTTTTGCCAACCAAAACTAGTTAAGTTTGCGGAGAAATACGACATATCTGGAATTTGATTAACACCAGTACCTACTTCTCTTTTTGCAGCTTCATTTAAACCTAAGTTTTTGACAAATTCATTTTTATTGGGGATATCTGCGCCGTTTTTTGCTTTTTCTAGTACGGAGTCGGAAATTTTTGTTGTAATTTTATGTTCTAGCGCTCTATTTAATTGAGCGTTGAGATTAACGGTCTTACCATCATCGAGAACATCACTACCAGATTCTGTCGCAATAAAATCAGCGACAACAGAGGCTATTGTTGACGATTGACGTAATGCCTTATTTAACAAATGAATATCAATATATCTATTTGGTTCCAACCCAGTCTGCAACTCTGGACTATTTTCATATAAATTTTGATCCACTACATTAGCACCACTCTTAATAGAAAACGCTTTAAAATCATTTTTAGGATTCATATACACTCCTTGAATTAAATAATATTATTATGTAATTAATACATTGAGTTATTATTTGGATGGCTTATCGTGATTAAAACCTATCATAGTCTAGTTCAGAATAAAAATAGGGGTGTGTTATTATTCCTAATAAGATTAACTGTTTTTATATTTTTGGTGGAAATAAGTACTCAATGTTTTTTTAATCGAAAGTATATTCAGGCTATTTATATTTAACATCTGGCGACTTTTTAACTTTAGAAGAGAATTTGGAGTTCTGTAATCTCCTATTAAAATAACTTGTCACTGATTTTGGTAAATAAGATGGTGGTAAATATATAATAGATATTGAAAGGTTACAAATATTTGAATAGATAAAATGATAAAGACCGGGTATTATCCTACTCCCGGTCTTTTTGTTAATTACGATAATGGCACAATTGGCCAATCAATTTCCGGTGCTTTCGAAGCATCAATTCGGTTAAGCATTACGCGGTATTTTTTCCATTCTTTAAGCAATAGTGCTTCTTCATTTGTTGCTATATCAAGTTCAACAGCATCAGAAAGTGGGGTTATTTTCTCATTTGCAAGAAATATCAATTTCGCTCTTTGGGCTTCGGCTATAGATATCAATTCCTCTTTCGTTGGCGGTGGAATATCTTCCCAACAAGGAAGACCATCTTCGCCAGAGGAAAGTATTTTGCCTATGGGCGGCATTCCTGAAAATTTATAGAATATATCATCAGTTACAAGTATAGGATCATTTGGCCATGAGCCTGCTTCAATATAATCCTGTTGTAATGATAGCGGATAAAATGCTTTATTTAATGTGCTAAATACATAGTTTTTATTGTTCATAATTTTTTTCCTATTTTAATTAGATAATCATTATAGTAAATTAATTATTTTTCAATTAATGTCCTATTGCTATGAAAGATGTTTGAACATCAGGAGTATAAGCAGTATGACTTCTATAACACCGAAACTGACTCTGATTTTCTATTTTTGCTCCAAATATTCCTGCTGCAATGGGGTCCCAACCATTATGAGTTAAAGTGATACTAAAACATTTATTTGGGAATGGGATTGGAAAGTTATTAAGATATCCGCTATTAGGTTTTCCACTTCCACCGAAAGAAACTAGTGCTATTCCCCACATTATAATTAGACCTGAAGGTAACTTTTGCCAGCCATTCTGAGCCAAATTTGCGGTGAAGAACGACATATCTGGAATCTGATTAATTCCAGTGCCTACTTTCCGTTTTGCTGCGTCATCTAAACCTAAATTTTTCACAAACTCATTTTTATTAGGGATATCAGCGCCGTTTTGCGTTTTTTCCAGTCTGTTATTGGCATTATTATTTATATCGGAGGCAAGTTTCTGAGTTGCAGCCAGTGTATTACTATTGCCAACCACATCTGTGAGTTGAACAATACCTTTCTGTGTTAATGAGGCATCGGGAATTTTTGTTGTAATTTTTTGTTCTAACGCTTTATTTAATTGTGCAGTGAGTTTGGTTATATTACCATCATCCAAAACATCACTGCCAGATTCTGTCGTAATAAAATCAGCGACAACAGAGGCTATTGTGGACGACTGGCGTAATGCCTTATTTAATACATGAGTGGTAATACCGTCTGGAGGAAACCCAGTTTTCAAACTTTGCTCGTCTTCATATCTTTCTTGACTCACAACATTTGCGTTATTACTAATAGAAAACGCTTTAAAATCATTCTTGGGATTCATATATATTTTCCTAAGGTTTAATAGTGGGTTTTATAGGTAATATCTTGAATTATTGTAAGGGTAATTTCACAACGCTCATAGTTTAGAGATAAAAAAGAATAATTAAATATCTTTATAACTTATGGGATTAATTATTTTTCGTATGTTTTGAATAATAAATAATTCAATATGTATTAATTTAGAATATATCTAAATAATTGATGTTTCTATTCTGGGAACTATCTTGAATAATGTCCATGTTGAAAAGTTTATTTTGGAAATTAAATTTCAATAACGAACAGGTAATTAATGTCATATGAAGAATAGCTAGGATGGTAACAGAATATTTACCACTATAGTATTAGCAATAATACAATGATTAAGACCGGATTTCTGGCTTAATTCCGGTCTCTTTATTAGCTATGATAATGATGGAATTGGTCGATCAATTTTTATCACATAAGAAAGTAGAGTTGTTTTCTTATTTTCAAATGATATCGGATAAAATTCTTTATTTAATTCACTAAAAATACACAGGTTTTGTCATTCATAAAATTTTTCCAAATTCAATTAAATAATCATAATAATTTTTTAATTAATATCCTATTGCTCTGAAAAATGTCAAAACAAAAGGTTGATCGTCACTTATACTTCTATAACATCTGAACTGTTGCTGATTTTCTATGATTACTGAAAATACTCCTGCTGCCTGAGGGCCATAACCATAGTGAGTTAATGTGATATTGAGACAATTATTTGGAAATGGTATTGGAAAGTGATTAAGATATCCTCTATAAGGTTTTCCTCCGAAAGAAACGTTAGCCACTCCCCACATTTCAATTAAACCGGACGGTAACTTTTGCCAACCATTCTGAACCAGATTTGCGGTGAAAGACGACATATTTGGAAGCTGGTTAATTCTATTATTCACATTATTGTTTATATCGGAGACAAGCTTCTGAGTGGCAACCAGTGTATGACTATTGCCAATTACATCTGTGAGTTGAACAACACCTTTCTGTGTTAATGAGGCATCGGGAACTTGTTTTTTTATTTTTTGTTCTAACGCTTTATTTAATTGTGCAGTGAGTTTGGCTATATTACCATCATCCAAAACATCGCTGCCGGATTCTGTCGCAATAAAATCAGCGACAACAGAGGATATTGTTGATGATTGACGTAATATTTTATTTAGTACATGCGTGGTAAGACCTATTGGGGGAAATCCAGTCTGCAACTCTGGACTATTTTCATATAAATTTTGATCCACCACATTAGCACCATCTTTAATAGAAAATGCTTTAAAATCATTCTTGAGATTCATATGTTTTTTCCTAAGGTTTAACAGTTGATTTTATAAGTAATATCTTGAATTATTGTGAGGATAATTTGCTTTTTCTTATAGTTTAGGGATAAAAAATAATAATGAAATGTTCTTATAACTTATGGGGCTTATTATTTTTGTATGGATTTTTGAGTAAATAATTTAATATGTTTCAATTGAAAGAATATCTAAGTAATTAATACTTGTTTTATAGAAACTATCTTAAATGATTTCTCTATTGAAAGATTAATTATGGAAAGTAGATTTCAATGACGAACAAGGTCACTAATATCGCATGGAGAATAGTTCGGATGATAACAGAATATTTATTGCTGTAGTGCTAGCAATAATACAATAACAAAGTGATAGAGGCCGGTGTCTACCTTAATCCCAGCCTTTTTATTAGTTACAGTGATGGTGGAATTGGCCAGTCAATCTCTGGTGCTTTCGAAGTATCAACCCCGGTTAAGCATTACGCGGTATTTTTTCCATGCTTTAAGTGATAGCATTTCTTCATTTGTGGCTATATCCAGTTCTACTGCATCAGCAAGTGGTGTTATTTTCTCATTTGCAAAAAATATCAATTGCGCTTTTTAGGCTTCGGCTATAGATATCAATTCCTCTTTCGTTGGTGGAGGAATTTATTACAATTTATTATTAATGCCTGATTATATTGTCTTCGTAAATCCAGAGTTAATAATGTTAACTGTATGTTTTTTAAATGGGATTATTTGCATTAATATAAAATAGTTAATTAAATTAATGTCATTGTTAAAATTAGTTTTCTGAATTTTTTATATATTTATGTTAGATTTTTATTTGTGATTTTCCATGTGGATAAATTTCTAATCAATAATATTTGTTATTTTATACCAGGAGGATAAATGAGTAATAAAAATGATTTTAAAGCTTTTTCTATTAAAGATGGTGCTAATGTGGTGGATCAAAATTTATATGAAAATAGTCCAGAGTTGCAGACTGGATTTCCCCCAGTAGGTCTTACCACGCATGTATTAAATAAGGCATTACGTCAATCGTCCACAATAGCTTCTGTCGTGGCTAATTTTATGTCAACTCAGTGTGAAAAGGATGTTCTGGATAATGGCGATTTGGCAACACTTAATAAGACGTTTACTGATTCGTTGCAGTGTCATATGAAAAAACAATATCCTGTTAACTTGTCACCTAACGGTTATCAACAATTGCCGGGTGGATTAATACTTCAATGGGGAAGACATAATTTTACTCCATTAACTATAAACAAGGTTATTTTACCAACACCTTTTAAGCATGGTTGTTTGAAGGTTTTTATGTCACCGGTTGGTGATTGGATATTTCCGATGTCAGCAGCACCTAACGGAACCTTGAATACTTTTGATTCTTGGGTTGCTGCGCGAACTATTAATGCTTATGGAAATGAAATCAGGTTATCTGCTAGTGATACTTATGTATATGGAGACTATTTCGCAATCGGTTATTAA